GCTCCACCAATGTGGAGCTCTCGAGCGATAGCTCGTCACATCCCGTGACCTCACTGTGTACTGCTGATAAGATGACCCGTATCCGGATCGAGACCCTACCCTACCAACCAGGTTCTTGTATAAGGACCTTGAATGGTACGCAGATCGGCGGAGGTAACACGGCGACTTCGTATCCTAATGCTTCACAGCAAAGGTACTATTCGTCGTGTACTGATGATGTCGATCCTGCGAAGAAGAAGGACCACACTCTCGTCATCGATATGATTGACAGGAGGGGAATCCAGCTTCTTGAAGGGGAAACGACTGCTGGCGCTGGTTACTTTGCCTTTAATAAATGGCCGAGTTCCGAGCAGGTCAACAGACCGGGTATAAATAGTCATCTTGCGACTTCAATTCCTAGTGTAGGCGAGGTAGCGACTGCCACCCTAGCACGGTCTAATCCGTCTAGGCCTGACATTTCGGTTCCAAACTTCATCTATGAATTGAAGGACCTCCCTGGTATGATCCACGATATCGGGCGCCTTTACCTTAAAGCGCGTAACTTTCGCAGATTGTCTAATCCCGCAAGGGATGTAGCCAATACTACGCTAGCCGCGCAGATGGGTTGGTCGCCTCTTATCGGAGACTTACGCAAGTTGCTTAGCTTCCAAGCTATCGTCGACAAACGTATGACGATGCTGCAGGGGCTATACAACGGTGGAGGGCTTCAGCGTAGAGTTAGGAGTCCTGCTTGGGAACAGACTGTTTGGGCCGATCCAGGAATTGCATTCCTGGAATCGTCCATTACGTCTGCGACGGCTCGTAGAGATACGAAGACGTCCATCCGGCGCTGGGGCACCGTAAGGTGGTATCCAGCGAACAGCGTTCCTGTGCATTATTCCAACCGTGAGTTGGGCAAGCTAGCTCGTGAACTGGCGTTTGGTACTAGAATAGGTACCAAGACCGTCTGGGATGCAATCCCTTGGACATGGCTAGCAGGCTGGTTTTCGAACGTCGATGACTTTATTCAAGCCAACGACAATCGGATTCCACTGGTCCACAGTGTTCCATGTATCATGACGAACACTGAGACCATTCTCTCATGGACTCGCCTACCTGGTTCAGAATGGACCATCGGCGGGAACTCTAACGTCCGCGTCTCACGCAAAGAGCGTGTGATGAACGGCGGTACACTCACAGCCAGCGTCCCATTTCTCAATGGGCGCCAGTGGTCTATCCTTGCAGCGTTGGGAATCCAGCGTCTGGGAAGACGCTGAACCTCAACCTGATAGGAGTAGAAGATCTATGCTTGGTGCAACCCTTACGGTGACGATGGACGGTTCCGGTGGAACCGCCAAAGTCCTACCGCTGATTAACCAAGATACCTACGGCGCGGAGTATTTCCTCGACGAAGGTGCGGTCACGTATCGGGCTAAAGTCCGACACAGCCGCGACAGTGTCAAGGCCGGCTCGCAGCCTTATGATCGTCACACTGTGACGTTCACTCGGTTCACGAAGCCGACCACTGGCCTGCCGCTTGGTTCTCAGAGCGAAGTTTCCTTTACGGTCAGGAATGACCCTAATGGTGTTCTCTCTGAGATCATCGACCTCGGTGAAGCCATGAGCTTTTACACTGTAAAAGCTGGTGGTATCATTCCGAAGTTGCTGGGGTGGGAGTCTTAGTAGGTTATCCTACTTGCTCCTTCTTCCCCAGGTGAAGGGTGCGCCGTAGCCGTAGATCACATTGCCCTTAACTGAAAGGACGTGTGATGAAAAGCTACGTGATCTTTCTACAGGGACTGTACGACGCGCTTCTAGTCGAAGTGCGTGAGTACTATCCGCATGACCATGTGAGTTGTGAGCGGGATGCTTCTCGCTTGCTCTCACTCGCCGAATCGAGAGGGTTGTCATTCTTTATGATCGACCTTCCCGATATGTGCAAGCACTTTGATCAGTGTCTTGCCCATAAGCGCCTAACTCCTAGTGGTCTGGCCGGTCAACGGCCTTACCGCAGGGGAGGTGTAATCCCAAGACTATTCAAGGGGCTACTCCTACGCGTTTTCGACGAAAGTGGTTTGCTTAGGGAAGATCCTGATATTCAGGCCATCCGTTTCCTCCGCCAGCTATATTTAGCTGGAAAGAAGGTCAAGGTAACCTGCGAAGATTCAAAAACATGGGAACATGTTGATGAGTTCTTCAGGATCGACCGCGAAGTCTCTTCTCCATCCCTTAACTGGGACGAGGATGGACTCAGGACTGATCACTTACGGAATCTCCATTTTGGCGATTCTAGTCGTGATCAGCCTCTGCTTTCTCTCTTTCCTGACGATAGTCAGTTCGAGGGAAGTCGCTCCTCCATTGTCTCCTCAGGTCTCGCCGCCACAGTACAGCTTGTCTGTGACGTCGTCGCCGCGGAGCTCGGGGGGTTCACCCCCTCCGTCTGGAGATCTAAGCACGGACCCGGTGCAGTAGCTGACCAGCGTCATACTCAGTTTAAGTATGACTTTCCGACCTGGCCAGCCAAGCTCGAGGGGTTCTTCCCTTCATCGGAGTTTGCTTTCGCAAATTACCAGTGTTGGTTAGACTTCCTCGACGGGAGAGGTCCTCAAACTCTATCTGAGAATGAGGCTCCGTCCAAGCTAATCTGTGTACCAAAGACGCTAAAGGGTCCAAGGCTCATTGCCTCTGAACCCGTAGCTCATCAATGGTGTCAACAGACTATCAAGGACTTTCTCTCGCTCAATCTCAAGAATACCAGTATTGCCTCGGTGATTCACTTTCGTGATCAGCGATTCAATCAGGCTCTTGCGAAAGAGGCCTCCCATACTCAGTCGCACGCAACAATTGACTTGTCTAGTGCTTCTGATCGCCTTAGCCTTTGGGTAGTTGAGCGGGCATTCAGGAGAAATCCTGATATGATCCGAGCTCTACACTCATGTAGGACAAGGTGGGTGGTTAACACCATCGATCGCAAATCCCCTCGCTTCCATAGGTTGCGAAAGTTTGCGTGTATGGGTTCTGCATGTACCTTTCCTGTTCAGTCCTATGTATTCGCAATGATTGCCATCGCCTCTCTACTTCATAGTAGGGGGGACGTTGTCTCTCAACGCAACATACGTAGGGCCTCCCAGGAGGTCCTAGTCTTTGGTGACGATATGATCGTCCCCACTGATAGTGCGGATACACTCCAGGGGCTATTGGATTACCTTGGTTTAAAGGTAAACCGCAACAAAACTTTCGTAACCGGAAGGTTTAGAGAGTCTTGCGGGGTCGATGCGTACGACGGACATGATGTCACGCCTACGTATTCGAACGCCATCCCTGACGTGTCCCGTCCTGAGTCGATCGTGTCGTGTGTCGAGACGCATAATAACTTCTTTTCTAGAGGCTATTATCACGTCGCCGACTACGTACGGAAGACCGTATTGAAGGTTAGGAAGTTCAACCTACCCTTCAAGGCTGACGGCTCAGGAGCCTTCGGATGGTCCAGCTTTACGCCATGGGACACTTCTCACCTTCGTAGAAGGTGGAATGCCCTACTGCATCGGCTGGAATACCAGGTCGATTCGTTGCGAAACAAATCGGTTAGGTCCATTCCGGAGACTAACGCGGTGCTGCTTCAGTTCTTCACTGAAGCCCAACCTGTCACCTTCATAGAAGGCGATAGGCTTGGAGTCGCGCAGCGAGCGTCTCGCTCTATAACGAGGCGCTGGGTGAGTGCGGATTTAATCTATACTTCCGCATTCTAGGGTAACGCAAGTTACACCTTAG